CGGTAATGTCGTAATTCCTTTGCAGCTCATCTTGCAAAGCCGTAATTTTATCTTTGCTTAAATCCGGAAATCTTTCTTTAATGTCTAATTTGGCATTTTCAAGCTCTAACAGTTTTCTCGCTTCATCTGTAGCAGTTGCATCAAGCTCATTTTTTCTCTGAAGACTTACCAAAAGCGCGGCAGCAGCCTCTTGCTGCTTTTGTAGATCTGTTTTTTTCTCAGTTGTTGCTGTTGTTTTGCCTCCAGCTGCCGTAAGGCCGCCGCCTGTTTGTTGTATTGCGTTGGCAGCTGATGCGGTGCTTTGGGTCGATGCTGCTGGGTTAAAACCGCCAACGACAGCCAACTCTTTGACGCCTTGGGCAATACCTTGGCCAGCGCCTTTAATTTTATTAACGACGCCAGAAACCGCATCACCTAGGAAACCTTTGACCGCATTAAAACTTTTGCCCGCTTGATCAATAATAAATTTGATCGGCCCTGGCAAATTGTCGTAAAGACCCGCCATGGTATTGCGAATCGTTGCGCCAAGGTCGTTAAAAATACCGACGATGCCTTCCCTGATGGAATTAGCAAAATTAAGAACATTTCCTAGCTGTGTGTAATAGCCTTCACCAATAACAGCGAAGAAGCCTGTGATGGCTTTGGTCCCAAAATCAACCGCCTTCATCACTGCCTGGAATCCTTCCTCTAGTTCTTGGGCGAGGCTTATGTTTTCTTTCAACGGGGAAAGTTTTTCAAAAAATGTCGTAACGCCTTGAACCAGTCCACGCACCGGGGCTAGGACCAACTTCAACGCAGCTCCGAACACCTCAACGGTGACGGCGGCTACTTTGAATGTGCTCTTAAGTAGCAAGCCAAGCTCAGCACCATCAGCAAAAATATTTGTAAAGGCTGTCTGCAGACGCTTTAGGGCCCCGTTAATGGTGTCGCTGGCCTCAAAGGCTGCTTTTGCCGCTTGACCCTGCGAGTTTTTCTGATTCTCTAAAAGCTTGTTGTATTTGTCCGTATCGTTTAGCAGGGCCAGGATTGAAGGGCCTGCCTCTGTGCCAAACGCCTTGATAATGGTGCCAGCATCAGCGCCAGATTTTTTAATCTTTTCAAGCGTGCCCGCAAGGCCATCAGACTTAAGAGTCGATGCGCTGATATCTACCCCAAACTTTTTGAACTCGTCGCCAACCTTGCCAGCGGCCACTTGGGATAAGGCTGTTTTAAGTGCCGTGAAGGTGACCTCTGCGCCTTGACCGCCAGCGGTAATCTGGGCCACTGCAGCGTTGACCTCCTCTAGCGGCACACCCAGGGCAGCCGCCACTGGGGCCACTTTCGCAATGTTTGCCGCATATTCGCCAATAACAATTTTGCCGTCGTTTTGCGTCTGGATGAATCCATCGACAAGCTTGGCCGCCTTGTCTGCCTCTAAACCGTAAGCGTTTAGGACAGATGTCGTGGCATCACCAACCGTGTTGATGTCACTGAATCCGCCTGTTGCACCCAAGCTGGCCGCCTTAAGAATGTTTGCTGCATCTGCCGCATTCGTAAAGCCAGCAGAGGCCACGTCGTAGGCCGCCCCAGTTAGCTCGACAACACTGGCCTGGCCTGATAGCTCACGGCTTACATCACTTAAACGGGCCTTCAATTCCTCACTATTAACCCCAAGCGAACGCACTTTGGCTTCCGCAAAGTCTTGCTGGGCCAACGTCGAGAAGGCAGAAGTAAGGATACCCGCCGCTGATGTCAGCAAAGCGATGGGCCCTAAGGCTGTTTTTAAGGCAGTGCCCAGGGCCGCGACACCTGGGACCGCTCCCTTTGCCGCTTTGCCAAAAAACGCAGACGCAGCGCCTGCACCTTTTGCAGATTTAGCCGCATTGTCTAATGCGCCTTGTGCGCCCTTGGCTTTATTTTTTAGCTGGTCAACCTGTGCCTGAGTCCCCTTGATGGCAGACTTCGGCTGAGAAAAATCAAACTTGGCTGTAAGGACTGTTGTGGTCACATCAGCCAACTAACTTGTCCCAGCTTACCGCCGTTGCTGCTTTGCGCGATCCATTGCCTGCTGCTCCTTTTCAACCTTCAGTTCGTGGTAGGCAGCAAAGTAAATAAGCTCCGCATCGGTCAATTCGTTGCGAAGCCTGCTTACGGTCATGCCTAATTCGCAGGCCAGAAAGAACTCAAAATAAGCCCAGCTGTCCTGCTTTAGTCGTTTTTTGCTTCTTCAATGTCGGCCTCTTCTCCAAGGCCAAACAAAAACAGCTCAATCTCGTTTAACACGGATTCAGGTAGCTGCCGTTGAAGCTTGGGGGCATCAGCAGAAGCAAAAGCCTTTGTCCCGTCTTCAAGCTCTGCCATCTGGCACAACATCTGCGTGCTGATGTCTAATGCTTCGTCAGTGCCAGAAAGGCTTTGCGCTTTTTTACGGTCAGCGCGTGTGATCGGTTTAAAAAACAGATCAACAACTTTCTTGCCTTCAGCGTTTTTTAGTTCAAACTTGCGGCGCTGGTTGAGGTCAAACGCCCCAACCAGCAGATCTACGGTGCGATTTTGAGCCATTAAATAAAAGCTTGCGCTTAAATCATAGCCTTAGATCACTGCAGGTTCAAAGTGATTGTGCTGCTAGTGATGAAGTTGCAAGAAACAACGACCAATTCACCGACAGTTGAACTGATTTCCATATCAGTAATGATCCCATTGAACTTAGCTGAATCGGTATCAGCACTTGTTCCAGTGGTAAACAGCTCAAAAGTTGCGTCGGCTGTGTCAGCAGCCGTGATCACATCCTCAAGGAACGCTGCTTGGCCTGTTGCGTCTGGGTCATAAACCAGCTCAACAGTGCCAGACCCTGAAACCAAACTGCCAACAAAGCTACGGAAAGTATCGCCTTGCTTTGTGGTGTCAATCGTTTCTTTCGTAGTGGATAAGCTCCAGCTGCGGGTGCCAACGATGGTGGCATTGCTTGAGCCTGCTGCGTCGAACTGGACTGCTCCTTGTTCGCCTCGAAGTGTTGCCATGGTCAGAGTTCCTCGATGAATTCAAAGGTCACAGAGACCCGTGTTTGAAAATAGCCTTCAGGTGCTGGGGATGCCAGCGCCGTCGGACCATTGGGAGCGTCGAAGAAAACCCCCGACACGATCTCTCTATTGTAAAGGTCTCGGATTCGTTTACCAATCACCAAGTTCGCGCCAGGGCCGACGCCTTTGCCGCTGAAGATGTTGAACACGACAAGGCCCACGATCCGGTTCTGAGAATTGGTTGTAGACCCTTGGCTTAGGTATTGGTTGGCCCCAAAGGTTGTTAAGCACTGCACAAATGAGCTATTAGGCGTGGGCTCAAAGGCCATGTTTTGAAAGACCACAGAAATCGTGGGGCTGTTCGCCAGCTCAGTGGCTAGTCGCCCTTCGATCGTAGCCCGCACTGAGTTGAGGTCTGTAGCTGCCATCAGATCTTGCCTTTCTTCTGGGCCTGCTTAACAGCATCGTTGAAACGTTGCTGAGAATCAACCTGCAATTCTTTGGTGATAATTTCAGGGAAACCCGCAACAGTGGCTTGACGTGTCTTGAAGGTGCCGCCCCATGAAGGTGGCAGGGCGGTGCCCATGCAGACCGGCTCGGCATATTCCACGGCGTTGTGAACGTTGTAAACGTTGCCGATTGTTTCAGTCCCTGGTTGGTAGTTTATGCCCTTCGCTTGAGGGATGCTTCCTCCTTTTGCCGACGAATATTCACCGGGTGGTTCTGATTTGTTACTTATGGCGTTTTCACCGATCTGCCAACTTGCCCTCAACCTGCCGGTTTGGGTTGGCGTTGCTTCTTTTAACAATTTGTCGGCTTCAAACACTGTGCTTTGCGCGAAAAAGTCCCCCAGCTGGTTTAAATAGTCGTCAACACCATCAAAACCAATTTGCTTTGCCATCGTTAGGCCCTCAAATAAAGGTCGTAGGCAATATCAACACCATTCAGCTCTTGCTTGTCCACCTGGACGATCTGATAAACAATGCTGCTGATCACCACGCGATCTTTGGTCTCCGGTGCGCTAGTCACATCTGCCGCCGAAATGGTCAGCTTTTTGTCACCCGCTTGAATTAGCTCGTTGGCCTCACGCAGCGCCACTTCACTGACAACACCCTTGATTGCTGTGTCTGATTCAGTCTCTGTAACCGTGCCCGTCGTGGGGTTGTAGCTGCCGCCACTTACAAAGCGGATCGTGACATCACCGCCAAGAACCGTTCCCCCGATAATCGGGGCGAGCTTTGCCGCCAGGATGTCACCGAGAGCCATTAGAGCTTGTAAGCGATGGCAGCACCGCTGGTTAGCTGGATGCTAGTAAACACGCCGTAGATAACAGTACGGGCCACAAAGGTTTCCCCATCGAGTGAGTCGCCTGTATAGCTAGCCGCAGTGATTGCATTAATCACCGTATCCTCTTTGAACTGAATCGCCCCGAAGCGTCCAGTTCTTGCATCTGTTCCGGTGATTGATTCACCTTGGCAGCCCATGTGCATTCGATCAGCTCCGTTTGACAGAAATGTTGCCTGGTCCACTGATTCTAAGGCTGTGCAGATATCTTTCAAACATGGGCGGCACGCGATCAGCTCCCACTGAACCGGTCTTATCAGGCACGACCGAAATGCTGCCCACCTGAATGCTCTTGAAGTCCTCAAGGCCACCCAGGCTGATGCCGTCTTTGTTGCTGTGCAGGTAAACCGCTAGCTCAATCTGAGCGTGTTTAATCTGCGACGGGATCTCTGTATCGGTAAAGAAATCGTCGGCAATACGAAAAGGAAAACCCGTTGCGTAGGTATTGATATACGTCGAAGGCTTTCTGACACCTGTACGCGGCCACTCAAGCGCCTGCGTGTCGGTTGCCCTGGCCCCTAGAAATCTTTCACGGTCAAGCCGTTGTGTGGCAGCTGTCAGCGCACGGTTGCGACTATCAGCGTTGCCTGAGCCCCACTTGTTCGCATCAGTGCCCAGCACCATGGCGTCAACGTAAGCGTCAGCTTCCGCCAGCGTCATGTAGCTGTTCGAGCTTGCCCCGCCCGCTGTTGCGACGATTGTTACTGCCATTGGCCTTGCGGGTGGTGGTCTTGGGTTCAGTCTTAGCAGGGGCAGAGGCCACCGCTTGCGCGGCAGCCTGCTGTTCCCTAAGTCGCTTAAAAGCGAACAAAGCCATTAGCTAGAAGCGCCCTTAAGCGCAACAAAGTTAATGACGATCGCCTCTGACAGCGACCCAGAAGTCACGTTTGAAACGGTCAGGTTGAAAGAACCTGCCGCCATCGTGTTTGCCTGCACCAAATAGCTGCCAGCAGTCCCGGCAGAGCCGTGAACAGCAACGACAACATCTGTTGCAGCCACCTCGCTGTTGATCACAGCAAAAGTGGCTTCAGCGCCTGCACCAAGGGCAGCGCCGTTCATGGTGATTTGACCGGATGCAGCGTTAATCGTCACGCCGGTCGTCTTGTTGGTGGCCTGGGTGACAGTACCGCCAGTGGTCGGGCCAATGAGTTTGCCCGCTGTTGCCTCAAAAATGGATGCCATGGTTAGTACCTCCTGGGTTAATCAAGGGAGCTAACAACGGTCGAGCGGACGATCCCAATGTTCTTGGTTTCGTACACCTTCGACCAGTTGCCCACGGTTTCCAGCTGAGCGCGAGTCGGGTTGACCGTGGTCACGCCCCACTTGGCACCGATCGGGTGGTAGCAGTACCCGAGCGAAATTGCAAGCGCGTCTGACAAACTTAATATGTCACGGTCAGTTTCGGTCCTGAGCGCAGTGACCTCAGAACCGCCAACAGCGCCCTGAGTCATGAAGTAAACGGCGTACTCCTTAGAAGCGCCGCTACCTGTGGTTTGCACGTCATCGCTGATGACAACCCGCATCCCCATGAAGACCGGAACAGTGGGGTTACCAAATGCACCCGCAATCGAACCGCCGCTTGCGGTTGCGCCTGCAGCGGTATCCCCTGCAGCGACGAAATCGACGGCCCTTCGTTCGACAAGCTCGTAATAAGTCGCGCTGTGCATGACCACAGCGGCCAACTTGTCGCCTTGATCGCCCAAGAGGTTCTTGGCACGCGCAACGTGGCTAGGCGTCAGTGAGGTCGGTGTATCGCCAGACTCAGAATCCAAACACAGGCCAAAGAAGGCGCTGCTGGAAGAGTTGTTATTAAGCGAGCCGAACACACCAGACAGGCAGGAAACAAGATCCTTCTGCTTTTGGTGGTTGACGTAGCGGGCCATTTTCTGGCCAATCGCTCCGATGGGGTCGGAGCCAGATGCCAATGCTGCAAGGTCTCTTGCCTCAAAGGCCCTGCCTCTACGAAGCAACACGCCGATTTGACGATCTGCTTCGATTTTGCCTGGTGTCAATGACGTGCTGTCGGTCAGCACCTCAAAGTCGCCTGAAAGGTTTGCCTTATAGAAAGGCACGGAGACAAAGTCCCCGGAGCCATCGCCGGAGGTATTTAGCTCGGCCATCGGTTGCACCACACCCGACTGCAAAAATGCGTCGGAACGGGTCGATTCCTCGATGACGTAAGGACTAAATACCTCGGGGATGATCAAATCTGACCGAAGGGTGGCCATGATCTCCTGAAGTAGTGTTTACGGTGTGGGCGTAACCCGATTGGCTCGGCGTAGCGTTGCCAGTTGATTCATATTAACGCTCGCGCAAACGTTTTTCCGCTTCGGCTTTGTAATTTTGCCAATTCTCAGGGTGCTTTCTAATAATTTCACCCAAGGCCGACATGTTGATGCCGCGATTGATGCCGCCGACGGTCAAGTCACGAAGCAAATCAGGATCTAGCCCCCCGCTTGATGCACTACGCGCTGCAGGTGCGCCACCGCCCTGGGGCTTTGGAGCCTTCTGCACCCACTCCGGCACGTTGTTACGAGCCCAATCGGCAACAGGAATTCGCTCATAGCCATCAACCACCACTGGGCCATTGTTGCCCTGCTCAATTTCCATGTCCTTCAAATAGTTCCGCATGACTAGATCAGGGTCATGCACAACATCTGACAAGGCGCTAACCGCAGGCGCAGTCAACTCAAGGTCACGTACACGGGTCTCAAGCTCTGCGATGCGTTCATCTTTTTTGGTGCTGTTTTCGCGGAACTGATGTTCTCTGGCTTGCAATGCTTCGCTGTATTTGCCCTGTGATTCCAGTTGTTCTTGCTCTGATTTTGCCTTGAAGTCCATCAACTCTTGGACATTGACACCTTCAGGCACTGATTTGGATTTTTTTAATTTACCAATCAGCTCGTGATTTTTGCGCTCTAATGCTTCGACGCTGCTTTTAAGCAGTTCCAATTCATTAGTGTCTGCTGTAGGCGTAGCCTCTTGCAGTTGATCTTCAGACATAAATAACCCGTAAGGTTAATTGCAGCCCAAATGTACTACCAAAGAAACTTGTTCGCCCAGTAAGCCTTTGAGCTTGGTCCGCGTTTAATGTTTTGCGCGTGCCTAGCCTTCCAATTTTTACGGGTTTCAGCAGCGGCTTTACTTTCACCATCACGTTCGGGGAAACGCTTTGCACCCTGCAGGCCAAACCTCAGCAGCTTTTCTTTGCCGTCAACCTTGGTGACAACAGCAGCCGCATACTTGGGATGCTTGGGGGTCATGATCGGCTTGTTAAGGCCCTCAAAACGGTGGCCTCCTTTCTCAATATTGGCCATTACTTCTTTTTCTTCTTCTTTTTTAAGAGGTCAGCGTCGGCCGTTCGTGCGCCGCCCTTGCCAGAGACAAAGCTATTGACCCGGCCCATGGCCCAGGCGGCCATTGAGACGTTGCGCGATCCGCTCGACAGATAAGCACCTTGGCCACGGCGATAGACAGTAGATAGCTGCCCAAGTGTGAACCTGGACTTATCAGCCTTTTTTTTGAGCGCGGCCTTTGTTGCCTCGCTTAGTGGTTTTCTTTTTGGTGCCACCTTGCTTGGTCCTCGATGCAGAAACGGCTTTGATGTCGATGAATTCGCCCGCCTTGTAAGCAGCAGCTGTGCGCTTGATCTCTCGGGCTTTGCCTGAGCGATTCTTGGCACCCGACAGGTACTTCTTTGGCAGGCCAGTGGCCTTGTCCTTTGGTGGCCGCCGCTTTTTGGCCATTACTTCTTTTTCTTCTTAGGTTTTTTCTTGCCCGCAGGTTTTTGGGGCTTCATGGGGCCTTTGTAACTAGGCATCAGCTGTCCTCCTTCGATGCTTCTGTTTTAGCTGCTTTTTTCTTTGCAGCAGGCTTTTTTGGTGGGCAAGCCGGGGCCTCTTCTGTGGTCGGTTTGAACTGGAACTTGCTGTGAAGTTGCATGGGACAGGCCCTAACAGCATCATCAGCTTAACTTCAGCCGAAAAACTTGCTTACCAGATCGTTGTCTGCCTTGGTGAGCGAGCTTGCAAGCAAAATTTCCACCATCTGCCCCAGCTTCTCCCTGTGATCAGCATCTGCAGCCTCGA